CTTTTTCATCTAAAAAGCCTTTAGGTAAATTCTGTATATATCCTAAATCATCAAACTTAATTTCAGTTTTTACGCATTCAGAACCTATTTTATTTATCCAATTTAAATTAATTCTATTTTTAAATTTTGAATATTTAATTGATAAAAAAATCAATCTATCAATAATATATTCACTATGAGTTTCAATAATTAGATTTTTATTCAAAGCTGCCATTTGAAATAAAAAATCCGCTAATTTTGATTGAGCTGAAGGATGTAAATGTATTTCTGGTTCATCAATAATAACAAGATTATATGAATTACTATACAATAATAATTGAAATATAATTGGTAAAATTTGACTTGTTCCAAAACCTAAATTATAAATTGATAAAGACTTAGAATCTACAGAAAACAATATTTCTTTTGTTAAACCATTAATATCTTCATTTATTTTTTCTATATTATAACCAAAAAGATAATGTATCCAATAATTCAAGGCTTTGGACAAAATTAATTTTTCAACTTTATTATTTTCATAATTATATTTATATTCAATTTTTTTATTTTTATTTTCTTGAAAACCATTCAGTGGGAAAGTTTCTTCATCAGACAAATAAATTCTCTTTGGAAATCCTCTAAAAGGTTTTATATATTTAACAACTTTATTTAATTCTAAAATTAATAATTCTGGAGAATAGTTAATTTGAAAATGTATAAAATCATATTTTATATCATCATCTAAATCATTTTTCTTACAATATTGAATAAAGTCTTCTAAATCAAACAAGCCTTTTATAGAATCTTTAAGACATGCACCTATTTCAGAAAAAGGAACAACAAAACTAAATAAAAATCCTTGATACATGGAAAATCGAATAATTTTCGTGAGATGAACATATTCATTTAAAACCTCAGTTTGTTTAATACTAAACGTCTTTTCACAATATTCAATTAATCTCAATTTCAAAGTAATATTTAAAAATGATATACAATTTGACGCATGAATATCCCATGAGTTATTGTGCCTAAAAAATTCATATTCACCCTTTTCATTGTCATATCTTAATTTATCTAAATATAATTTCTTATGTTGATAATAATTGGTATCTAAAATTAATTTATATATATATTCAATAACTACACCTTCTTCCAAAAATAGTTTAATTGAAGTTTCATCATTATCTTGTTGGTTTAAAATATCATCACTCTTCCCAAATTGAAACAAATTATTATTAATTTTTAATATCGGTACTTTTTTTAAATCTTCATAAGTAATATAATTTTCTTTTGATTCAATAAATAATAGTAAATATTGATAAAAAGAACTTTTACCTACTCCATTAGCCCCTGCAAGTAAATTTAAATTTTTTAGATTTAATTCTTGATATTTACTAATAGCCTTAAAATTTGAAATTCCTATTTTTTTTATCATGCAACCTCTAATTCCTTGAATATTTTTATAAGATAACTTACTTAGTGTAATGCTATAAAATATATTATGCAAATGATAATTTTAAAACTATACTTTTTTTACAATGTTAATTTCAATATTAACTGCAACTTTGAATAGTTTTGTAGTTATAGTTACTATTGCAAACTTGTAGTTACGTTTAGTAGTGCAAAATATCATTTATCATTTATTATTAATTAGTTTAGGTGTTTGTGTTTAGTTTGTTGTCCCTAAAGGAAAATAAATCTTGAATGATTAACATCTTTCATTTAGTGATAAAAATAAAATTCAAGGAGAATTACTTACTAGAAAATCTTTAAAGCCAATTGCAAAAAAACTTAATAGCCTTCCTTCTCCTATTTCAAGAGAAATTAGATTTCTTATGAAAATTGTTACTTAATGCAAAACCTTTATTATTAAAAAGCACTAAAATAATATTACTATAAAACTAAACCATATATTCATTTTTAAAAACAACTTTAATATCATCTTTTGAATAAACCTTAATTATATCAATTAATGATAAAAAAACGTCTGATGAAAATTCAGTTATAATCTCATCTTGGGCTTTTAAACCATTTAAGAATTGCTTGATTTTACTTTGTCTTATTGTTTTATCTTGAATTGTTGATTGAAGGCTTTTTAATCCATCAAGAGCTGAAGAATATGTAGAATATAGGTTATTGTATTTCTCATCATAATCTGCTTGGTTTTGAATTGTTGTAGCATTTGAAGCTACTAGCTGATTTAACTCTTTTGATAATTTATCAACTTCAATAGTTAGAGATTCTTCCTTTGCTTTTAACTCTTCAGTTTGTAACACTTGATTTATTACAAGATTGCAACTTTCTATTATTGAATCTTTGTCTTTGATTAACTCATTGATTGCATTAACTGATATTTCTTTTAACTCTTCTTCATAAAAATGAGGGGTGGTGCATCTTACTTTGTTCTTATATTTATTACTGCATTGAAAAATGATTCTTTTATACTTTGAGGTTGAGTGCCAGGTTTTAGTAGTATAGACACTTCCACAATCACCACAAATAACTTTATTAGCAAATACACTTTTATTAATATTCTTATTTTTAAGATTACCTCTTTTCTTGAATTCTTCTTGAACTAAATCATATTGCTCTTGTGTTATAATTGATGGATGACTGTTTTCAACATAATACTTTGGAACTTCCCCATTATTAACCTTTCTCTTTTTAGATAAGAAGTCTGTTGAATAGGTTTTTTGAAGAATAGCATTACCAGTATATTTTTCATTTTTTAACATGCTTTGAATAGTTGAGCCATACCATTTAACTTGACCTCTAACATTTTTTATTTCTTTTAATTCTAATTCTTTTGCAATTGTATTAGGAGCTATGCCTTGTAAGTACCTTGAATAAAGATATTTAACTATTCTAGCTTCTCTTTCATTGATTACAATATTACCATCATCGTCTTTTTCATAACCTAGAAAGCTAGCAAAAGACATTCTAACTTTCCCTTCTTCAAATCTCTTTCTTATCCCCCAGGTACAGTTCTCTGAAATGGATCTAGATTCTTCTTGTGCAAGAGAAGACATAATAGTTATTAGTAATTCGCCTTTACTATCAAGAGTCCAGATGTTTTCTTTTTCAAAATAAACTTCAACACCTTTTTCTTTCAGCTGTCTAACTGTTGTCAAACTATCAACTGTATTTCTTGCAAAGCGACTTACTGATTTAGTAATAATTAAATCAATCTTCCCATTAAGAGCATCTTGTATCATGGTTTTAAAACCTTCTCTTTTTAAAGTGCTAGTACCTGATATCCCTTCATCTGTATAAACCTTTACAAAATCCCAATCTTCTTTGCTTTTGATGTAATTAGAATAGTATTTAACTTGAGTATCATAACTTGAAGATTGTTCTTCACTATCTGTTGATACACGAGCATAACCAGCTACTCTTTTTTTTGTATGTTTATCTAAAGGTGTTGATGTAAATTCTTGTAATGTTGCGGGTATTATTTTAACTACTCTAGGCATTTAGTTTTCTCCTTGTCTTATGATTCTTTTGTGATTTCCAAGTTCTCTTTACAATTTGTCCATCTTTAAAATGAAAAGTTAATTCATACTCTCCAACTGTTATTTTTTCAATAAGAGTATTAAATAATTCTTCATCTAAAACTTCTCTGTTTATTACCTCAGTTGCTAACTGGTGAAGTACTTTATCAGGGACATTGCAAGATGGACAAACTCTTGCTGTTTTAGTTATCTTTGTTCCACAAATCCATCTAGTGTATTTACATACCTTACCATTACTACTCTTGTTGCTATTGGATCTCTTCCTATAAGTTTTGCCACAAATAGAGCAATGTATTTTTGAAGTAAAACAGCTAAAGGTTAATGATTGATTTGCTCTATATCCTAAAGCCTTTCTTCTCTCTATTTCTTCTTGAACTTTATTGAATATTTCTTTTTCAATAATTATTGGATGAGTTGATTCAACATAATATTTTGGTAATTGTCCTCTGTTGATTTTCTTCTTATGAGTTAAATGATTTTCTCTATAAGTCTTTTGTAGAATAGAATCACCTGTGTAGTTAAATTGCCTTAATATTGACCATACACTTTCATAGCAAAACTCCTCATTTCTTAAAGGTTTAAGTCCTTTTGAATTTAGCATTTTAACTATTTGATGAGGGCTCATACCATCAAGATAACTATTAAAGATAAGTTTTATTGTTTCAGCTTCTTCTTGGACAATTCTATATTGTTTACCATCCCATCTATATCCAAAGGTATGATAAAATTGACTCTCTCCCTGTTCAAATCTTTTCCTAATAGCCCATTTAGTATTTTCACTAATACTTCTTGATTCTTCTTGTGCAATTGATGCTAATAGTGTTAACAGAAACTCTCCATCTGTAGAATTGGTATTAATATTCTCTCTTTCAAAATAAACATTAATTCCTTTTTCTTTTAAAGATCTAACTGTATCTAATAAATCAACAGTGTTTCTGGTAAATCTAGAAATTGATTTGGTTATTATCATATCAACTTTACCTATCTCACATTGCTTTATTAACTCTTGAAATCCTGGTCTATTAATTTTAGTTCCAGTTATTCCTTCATCTGAATAAACACCTGCAAATTCCCACTTAAAGTTTTTTTGTATCAAAGAATTATAGTATCTTATTTGAGTATAAAGAGATTCTAAATTCTTATCATAATCAACTGATACTCTTGCATATGCAGCAACTCTTTTCTTTTCCATCATGGGCAATACAGGAGGATTTATTCTAGTTATTTTTGTCATAAATATTCTCCTTATGCATACACATACATGCTCTATATTTCAAACTAAATCAAGTTGTTACAAAGAGATACAATCACTATAATTGGTTTACATTTTTCATTTAATAAAGCTTCAGATTCAATAAATTCAGACTCATCAATTAATTTATTTTCCTTTAATTTGGAAAGAATTAATAAAGATACGTTATACATTTTTTGATTCTCGAACTGTTTATTATTCATTGACAGCTCCTTTGAATCTATCTGAGATATAGCACTCATGAGAGCAATACTTTCTATTGCTGTTTTTATAGGTGTGGAAGGTTTTGTTACAAGCTTTACATCTTATTTGATAAGAGGATTTACCCTCTCTATTATTATTCCACCACTGAGATCTACATTTATCAGAGCAGAACTTCTTTTTCTTTTTACCAGGAGTGTGAACAAGTTCTAATCCACAATTCAAACAAAAGCTAATTTCTTTTGTTAGATTATTCTTTTTTGCTTTAACTCCACCTAAATTATTTGTTTTGCAAAAAGATTTGATTGTATTAATCGAAATATTTAATTCATTTGCAATTGCTGTATATCCAAAACCAGCATGTCTTAATTTTGATATATTTTCTTTTTCAATTGTTGTCATATAGGGCCTCTATCTATTACCTAAAAAACGTACCCACACAGACGCAAAAAAGGCCCCTAAGGGCCTTGCTAGATAAAAACTAAGAGTAATACCTATCCATTAATAATAAACGAAATATACTCTTTTTCGTTGTCTGTATTAGAGATATAAGCAACTAATTCATTTAACTTTAATTCTTCTGCTATAAATTTAACATTTCTTAAATCAAACATATTTGTTAAAGAAGTATCTCTTACTCTTATAATTTGTTCTTTAATGATATTATCCATTTACAATCTTCCTTACTTTATCAATTCCATATACAACACCAAGTGTAGATCCATTATCCCATTTAATATGGATTGTTCCTGTATCATCAATATGGAATACTTTCCCAAGAGTTCCTTTTGTTGGAGCAAAGGGATCTTCCATTAATACTAGTTTAACAACAGTTCCAATTGGGTATTTCATCTTCAGATTATCTAAATGATTTTTAGCTATAATTTTCATATAATTAATTCTCCTCATTGGGTGTATATATCACTCTAAAAAGAAATATTATCAAGTTGATAATGCACAATTTATTATTTTGAAAATAAATATATTTCAAGGTTGATGAATAAACTTTGATTTAACAATTATAGTTTTCAAAAATATATAAAGAATATAATGTTTTCTTTGATTAATTTAATTTTCATTTAGTTTTTAGTTTTTAACTAATTGCTTACATTTAAAGAATTTATTACACAACAATTCGAGGGGTTAATACCCCCTTTGAATACCATTTTTTCTGCGTCAATGCCCCTGTACGTTATAAAGGCGATTTTCCCTAGAGATTAAATCCCCCCACCCCCTGTAAATCATGCATTAATAAAATCTTAATATTCAGCTGGTGAAGAGGTTAAAGATACTTCTGATAAAAAAAGAGATTTTTTGTAAATTTTAATTTAATTACTAACTTTTAACATTCCGAATAAGGACGTTATAAATAATTTACAATTTGGTATATTTATAATGCATCGAATAAGGATGACGGTGGTGACACTCCTTTATATAACTTATATATAGTGAATTATTAAAGAAATATCACTAGAAAAAAGATTATAATAAGACCATCACCAGTGTCACCTTTTAGGACTAATTTTAATACTTCACTATTTGCTTCACCTACTGGAGCAGATGTTGAATCTTTTATTTAATAATTCTATTATTTGAAGGCAGGGATAGAGCTTCAGTTGCCAAGGGCCTGGGGCCATTTTTATTTTTAGCAAAACATTTCACACCAATAATTATAAAATTATTATAACCTCTCACTCCTTTATGAACAAACAAACAAAGAACAAAGCTTTTTATATTCTCTCGTAATTATATAGCACATAGGGATATACATACCTATTACTATATATATATAAAATATAATATCAATATATATTCTTGTTCTTTGTTCTATAGATTAGCTAAATCACCAGCATTAAAGAATTATCTAATGAACGAAAGATGGTAACAAGAAAAAGGACCTTGTTCCATTTATCAACTTGTGCTTAAAACTAGAGCACTCAATTATAAAAAACTCATAAATGTGAGATGTAAAATAGGTTTATTGAGAACAAGCTTTATAAAATAGATAACAAGCTCCCCTTAAATATTGAAAAAAGTACTATCAATATTAAATAATGGTGGAAGGGCAAAAGAACCAAGGGCATTAAATAAAGTAACTATTATATTTAGTTTTACTATTATTATCGACCCCTTGGTTCTATAAGGTAAAAAGCTATATTTTAGAGTTTTTAATTAAAATAAAATATGTAATGATTATCCACTTGTACCATTATTTTATTTCTTTTTTTCATATGCACGTTGCCTTCCATAAAGGGGAAATATCTTAGTTCCAGTTTTATTGCATTCAAACTTATTCCAATCTTCCATATGTTTCATAATTGTAGCAATTTCATATGAATCAGCTTTTCTAATAGAGGAAGGATCTTTATTAAAACATTCACTCCAAATTTCTAGATTACATACTTTAGTTCTTTCAACTGTTCCACCATTATTAAAACCGAAGAGATAATTTCTTCTCTCTCCAAGTCCTAATTCATCCCATTTCTCAGGAAGTAAAGTATTAAGATATGATTTAACAAGACCTTCTCTTTCATCACTTTCAATTGCTTTGTTTTGATAATCATTAGCAACTTTTGCTATTTCACCTTCAAGATATAAGGGCTCTCCGATATGATAAAGAACTAAAGCTTCAGCCCATATTTGAGATATTATATCTTCACTTAAATTCCAAGGTTTCTTTATACAATCTCCTGTAACTGTTATAGGCCAGAATCTTCTGTTCCCTGTTAGATCTCTTAAGAACCCTCTCTCTGCATTAGTAGTTCCAACTATAATACATAGTCTTGGATGGTTTTCTACCCATACTCCATAACTAACTCTAAACTTATCATCATTCCTTGAAATAAAAGATTTAACACTTTCAATATCAACCTTCCTCATACCAGCTAATTCTCCAAGTTCTAGAATCCAAAATCCCTGTAATTTCTCAGGTCCTGATTTATCTTTCATATCTGTTAGTGTTAAACTATCTGAAAACCATTTTCCACCTAGTTTAGAAAAGAGTGTTGATTTTCCTACTCCTTGTGGTCCATTTAAGATTGGAACACAATCAAACTTAATGCCAGGTTCATATATTCTTGCAACTGCAGCTATTATTGTTTTTCTTGTAACTGCTCTAGTGTAAGGAGAATCTTCAGCACCTAAGTAATCAATGAATAAAGTTTCTATTCTCTCCACTCCATCCCAGTTTGTTATAGAATTAAAATACTCTTTAATTGGATGATAATGTCGTTCACCACATATAGCTAAAAGGGCATTTTTTAATTTGGTTGGAGCATATATTTTATAAACTGCTGAAAAGTAGACCTGCAAATTAGCAAAATCAATATCACTCCATCCAGGTTTAAATTGCTTCCAAGGAATCTTGTCTACAACTTCTATTGAGTTACTTAGAATATTAAATCTAATATTTATAAGATTTTTATCTTTTCTTAAAATCAAAATAAAATTATCAAAAGATGGAACTATATTACCTCTTTTATCAACTTCAAGATATTTATTCCAATCTTCATTTTCATCAAATTCAATTCCTGCTTGCTCAATTTTTTCTTTAGTAATTACACCTTTTACATTTTCATCAGAAATAGCAAAACTAGTCATTTCAATATAAGAAGGACTTTTTGAAGTTGCATTATCATTATCATTATCTAGATGACCAAATTTATGAATTCTAATTAAATCAAAAGCATTTAATAATTTGTTACTGGAAGGATCACTTGCATGGTGAGAAAATAAAAACTTATTATCATAAATAATTACACCAGCACTTGAATCAGCTGGTATGTAATCATATCTACCTTCTATCATTGAAGGTTCATAAACTTCAGGTATAAATTTAGCTATTGCTTCTTCAATTCCATAGGCTCTACAGAAAGCCCCAATAATACCTTTCTTTTCAAGAGGATCTTCTTGCTTCCTGTTTGTAGGTTTATAGACTGAACTTTCTCTACTAGAAGTTGGAAGAAGTGTGCAATCTCTCCAATTAGGATGTGATGCTAAAAACAAGTCTGGATTTAACCATTCTTTATCTACTTCTTTAAATATGAATTCACCATTAGATGGAGTTGTTGGCCAATACATTAATTGATGAGGTCTATATGAGCATTCATCAAACATATCTATTCCTAATGTCCGTGTATAGTATCTAGAAACGGCTGTATATTCATCAGAAGTAACATCACGAGTTAATGGTATAATTATTCTACACCTAGGAGAATCAGGTTGATGTGAGTGCGTTGTATAAAGACAAGCTCTATAATCACAAAGGCTCTCAAAGTTTGATATTAGTTCTTTAGATGCACTGTCAGCATCAAGAGTTAACATAGATCTACTAACTATGTTTTCTCTTCTTCGTCGATTATCTTTTAATAGCCCTCCAACAAAGCCACCTTTGTTTTGACTCTGTCTTTCTCCTTCTTTGGAAGTTTTGGGTACTCTTCTTGAGTTTCAACTGTTCTAATAGTTGTTTTTAATCTTGTACACAGTTCATCAAAAGTAATAGTTTTATTTGACCATTTTTTTGCATAGCAAGAATTTCCATAGGCTATGGGTAAGTTACGCATATTACACTCCTCATTTAATAAATTGAGACCAAATTATTGCCCTCTACTTATTACCGAAAAAGCGTACCCTGCTTATAAAAAAATATTGTTTACACAATCCATACCAAAAGAATAAGCACTTATAAATAATAATTTCTCACTTCATTACTTTACAGTTTTTACAATAATTTTTATTTTTTATTAGTTTTTTATAAGGATATTTTTTATATGGTTCTTTTTCATTTTTAAGTTGATCCCAATCAAAAGAATACATATCGTCTTTTTCCCATTCATTATTTCTAGGAATCTTAATTAAAAAGTTCCCTCTAATTGTAGAAATATAAGGGTAATCATCAAATGAAGGACAATCTCCTAATAATGTAAATTGATTTAAATCAGGTGGATTTATTACTTGAATATCATAAAACTGCGAACACATTAATATATGTAATCCACAAAAAGCATCTACTAAATTATCTAATGTAGCTTTATCAAAATTTTCTATCATATTATGTTTGACTTGATTATAAGATTGATACCAATCTAAAGAATCATATGTTTTATTATGCCATTTTTCAAAAGGTCTTCTAACTTTACCACCTTCTTCCCAGACAAATCTTTCCTCTTGTTTATCATCCTTCCAAAAAGGTATTTTTATTTCATAAGAAGAAAGATGATGTGATTCTTCAATTAAAAAATAATCACACATATTACATTGTGCAATATCTTTTTCATATCCATTCTTTTTCAATATTGCTCTAAAATTAGCTTCAATAGTAGTACAGACATCTAATAATAGCGAACTAATCTGAACAGAATACGTCGATATATTAGTTTCACATGGCTCAATAAATTCAAATATTTTTTTTAGTCTATCATCAAGAATATCTAATTTATTAACATAATCATATGGGTTTTCAACATTTCTCCTATCTCGTAAATATTCTA